AGTTGCCATAATTCTTTCCCTTCTTAATTATTATAATAATAGTATACTACTAAACGACATCTGCGACTGAGACTTCCCAATCGACAGTTAATGAATTTGCACTTGTTTTTTCTTTATCAATAGCTGCCCTGCAATATAAAGTACCACTATCTGCAACCGATGTTGCGTCATCGCCAAATAAACCTACTTCTTTTAAAGTAGCGATAGCTTCGCTTGTGTTGAAATAAGTCCTAAAAGTAGCAACTGCCAAAGCAGACGACCCATCAGCAATTTGTTTTCTAGCTACCTCTGTTTGTAAAGCTGTATCCCCAGCGGCAGCAGCATCTGTACCAGTACCTACTGCACAGTAAGTAATAACTCCCATTGTATTAGCGGGGATATCTGTACCTGATAACCTAGAAGCAATTGCATAAATTCCTGTATTTACAACTAAATTATTGTATTCCAAAATCTCTATATCGCCAGTGGTTTCGTTTTTAAAGGTTAGTTTAACCTTGCCTGTTAATTTCAATTTCGCATTCTTTTTTACTTTCATAGTTGTATCCATTTTAACATTTTTTTTAACATTTTTAATTCCATTCAAACAGCCCCCATTTAAAGTCTCCCCACTCATAGGGTGGCTCTTTATCAGTCAATGTAATATTATTACTGGGGTCATCATCTATTTCTACACCGTCATCATCAACCTCAAGTAACTCATCAACTGTTTCATAATCATCAATATTAAGAGCATTTTTATCTTGCTCTAGTAAAGATATAAGAAAATTGACGATGCCTATTTTTTTAGCTGAAGCAATAGTCACTACATATTCAAATTCGCCTCCCCCTAACGACCTGGCAGTTACTCTTTGCACTAAATAATTATCATTAACAGCCATTTCTGTTAAGTTAATATTTATATATTGCCCAGCCATAAATCCGTTAGTTTTAGTATAAAAAGTGCCATCAACTAAGGTATTTGCATAATCAGTCAATTCAGCTTGTGCCCTATCTCTTCCTTGTTGTTTAGTTGTTATATTTTTATCAAAAATAGCATATTCATACACCCCAACATCCTCAATACTTGTAGTATCCTCAACAGCTACTAATATAGGAATATAATATTTATAATCTAAAGACATAACTGTATCTACTGCTGGTGTACCTGCTAAAGCACATTCAAAATACTTTTCACTGATATTAACTAGGTAATCCCAATTAGCAGTTTTATCTACATTTTTAATACCCAATGATTTTTCGACAGTATCAACCTTTAATGTCCATGAATATTCCACTAATTCATCAGGTATAAGGAAAACTACTTGCTCGCCATCAGCTACTTGTGTGAAATTAACCTCCTCTGATTCATATGTACCGCCCCTAACATATACTCGATTTTTAATATTGGAGTTATTTTTATTTATTGTTAATTCGTAATACTCATCATTACCTGAATCAATATTAAAAGGGGTGGCGGATGTAGTTAATGTGAAATAATGGATATCTTTATCATAATCAAGATACCAACTTCTACCAGTCAAAGCACAGATTTGTGAAAAACATTGGGCTGGCGACATGTAGTTAAAAGAAATTTGATTGATAGTTATACCCTCTACAACATTAGTTATGGTTATCCCCGTACCCTGGCAATATTTAGAAACAATATCTTCAATAATTGCCTTGTCGGTTTCGCCCTCATATCCTTCAACAACCATTTTTCTACTTAAAGTACGGGTGTAATCAATACAATCAATTATTAATTTAACGGTACTCCCTCCTAGTTTTGTATAAGCGATTTCGGTTATATATCCAGCAAATAATTTAGTGCCATTTCTGGTAACAAGTACTTCTTGCTCACAAACAGGCACATTTCCCCCATTACGGTTGAAAAAGCCAAATGTCAATAAAGAAGGGGCATCCCCAGCATCGTCTGAGATAACTACACTTTTATTATAAACACAGTCTGTCCTATCATCACCATTAATAGTAATTGAATAAGTATCAGCCATTAAACATACCCTCTCCTGGCTTTAGACAGGCTTTTAACAATCTTATCTCCAATTAGTTGAGCATATTCCTCAGCAACTTGAGGTGACGAAATATTTGCGCCATTCATATCAATTACAATTTGATTTCCCCCACCTCCCGATGATACTAATGCCCCCCCAGCGGGTATAACATACTCGCCGCCATGAAGTATCGCTGGTATTGCTCTATTTGTTGGTCCTGGTACAGGTCCGCCTTGTGCAAAGCCCAATACGTTACCCGCCCAGCCCGATGCCGCATTCCAATATTCTCTGGCTTTACTAACCATTTCCTTACCCTTTTTTGCCATGTCGTCTACTTTATCACCTATATCATCAGCTATATCCCCAAGCCAAGTTTTAAAAACTTCCACCCATCCTTTTAGATTATTAATTCCAGTAGTTTTAAACCATTCTACAAGCCTATTCCACCAAGACTTACCAGCCGCATCCCCACCCTCATCAAATACATTCTCTATTTCATCCATTATGTCCTCTGCTACCCCAATGGGTAGGGGGCTTCCTGATAGTAAAGCACTACTTAACGCATCATTCATTGCTAATCCCTTTTCCTCTGAAGCTTTTATTGCTGCTTCAATTGCTTTTTGTTGTGCGTCTTTTTCTTCAGCTGCTTTTTCAGCATTATGTCTTTTAAGTTTAGTGATGTCATCCTCACGGATTTTATCTTGGGCAGCGGCTACTTCAGCAGAATGTTTATCAAGAATTGCTTTTTCTTCATCCAGGCTTTGTTGATAATCAGCAACTCTCTCATCATGCTCTGCCTTTAATTTGGCAGTTTCTTTCTCATAATCAGAATATTTCTTAGCCATTGCCTTCTCATGGTCAGCGTTTTCTTCCGCCAACCTTTCTTCTAAATTAGCAATTCTTTCATCATGAGCTTTTTTTAATGTTTCAGTTTCTTCATTCTGCCTTCTTTCTTTTTTAGCTTTTTCATAGTCATACGCTTCATTTTCATCTTTTAATCTTTCAACTAAATCCTGATATTCTTCATTGTTAGCATCAAAAGTTTTAGCCTTCTCTTCTTCTAAAAGTTTATTTAATTGGGTTAATCTATATTGATTAGCGTCATCTCTTTTAGCCAACTCGTACCCAATTTCATACATGATGTCTTTGATTCTATCCGCCTGATTTTCTTCAAACGCCTCTTTTTCATCATCCATTTGGTCTTTAATCTTCTGTCCTGTCAGCCATGTTTTCTTCATAATCTTCGTTTTCGTCAGCTATTTGCTCTTTAATATCGGCTACTTTTTCCTCATGAGCATCTTTCATTTCTTGAATTGACTCATCAAAATCATATTGCCTCTCAGCCATGCTTTCTTCAAAATCTTCATTTTCTTCCTCTAATTGCTTCAGTAAAGCATCACGTTTATCTAAATGTGCCCAAATTAAAGCATCTAATGATTCCTCGAAGGATTTTGCACGCTTTTCTGCCGACTCAGCATATTTTTCATTGATTTCGTCTAAGGTTTCTACTAATTCTTCAGCAAGTCTTTTTTGTCTTGCAACCTCTGCATCAAACATTTTTGCTTGCTCTTTATCAACCGCAATCATTGTACCCTTCTCAATTGCTATTAGGTCTGCACCAAAATTCTTGAAATGGGTTTTCATATCCCCCAATCCTTTTTTCCAAGCAGCTGATAAAGGTTTAAGCGAAAGGGTTAAAAGCGATACCCCCAACCCAACTACTACATCAAACAGCCACTTAGTAGCTTTCACCATTAAATTAATCGCCCAGATTACAACATAAACTACTGATGCAAGACCTTTTAATGCTGGAATAAGAATATTTGTAACGACTCTTGCCCATGCCATCTTTAACTCAATCGCTTGTTTTGTTATTGGATTCCATAACTCTCCTATCATTATGCTATTTTTTCTGTATTGTGCATTTAATAAAAATAGTTTTCCTGCCGTTGTTTCCAAATATCTAGCCATATCGCCCTCTCTCCATGTAGCTATCTCCAATACTCCTAATCGCTTTGCTTCTGCCTTTTCTAAGTCTGTTAACGCACTTGTCCTTTTTCCCATTATTCCCGCACCAATATCAATAATAAGGTCGTAATTTTCAGTCATACCAGCAGCTTCAGAAAGCATTGAAAGTTGGGCTTTATAGGAGCTTGTAAGATTTAATACTGCTTGGTCTAATGTAAGAAAATCTCTCTTTCCTAGAGCCGCTATATTTACAAACGCTTCAAAGATTTCAGTCGCTTGCTCCAAATCCAATCCCGAAGCAAGAAGGTTTTTCAATCCAGTAGCTATTGTGTCGTAAGCTAACCCCGTTTCAATAGCCAGTCTATTAACCGTATTTTTAATATCCTCCTGACTTTCCCCAAACGCTGCCCCCGCTGACAAAACCCCCAGCATTGCTATTTCGTAAGATTGAAAATCCTTAGTACCTTGCTTTAGTACTTCAGATAATTTCTTAATGCCAATTACTAAAACTGCAATTACCGCCACAATAACTGCTATGTGGGGAGCTGTTGTTGCTAGGGTGGAAACAAATCCTGTAACACCACTAGAGGCACCTCTAATCGCACCACCAAGCTGGGTAGCTTTACCCGCCATGCTTTGAAAGCTTCCATTCACAGCAGTACTAGCCCCTTTTACAGAGCTTCCTAGTGTTTTAACTGATTTTTGTGCGGTTGATATTCCAGCCTTAAAGTTTGAAACATCAGCAGTTATTCTCGCAACTAAATTTCCTATATTCATAATTATTTAACCCCGATTCGACTATGCTTCGACAGTTGCTGTTTAAGTTTAGCAAAGCCTTTCCTATCAATTTTATCATTAACAACAACTTTTGCCGAAAGTTGACGGCTGTCTTTGCCCGAAAGCATATTCCATAGACTTTTTTGGTCGTTTGGTTGAAGTACTGGATTAGTAACAATGGCTAATCTCATTAAGTAGTCATTTTTGCGTCTTTTGTCTATTGCCCCTACATATAGGAGAGACTCATCTGGATAGACTCTTTCTAAGATATAGTCTTTTGTCCAACCATACTCACTCGCAATTGTATCAACGATTTCTTCTATCCAGTTTTCGTTGGGGTTTGCGGTGTCTTGGCTGTTTTCCAAAGGCTCCCCAGATTTTTTTTTACGACTGCAAAATTGTTTACTTCAAAAATACCCTTCACTAATTCAGTTACATCATCTAATCCATACGTATCTTCCAATTCCTGAGCTGGAATACCTGTAGCAATAGAAAGTATTTCTGTAATTTCAGGAAGAGAATCACCTATCATTGAAGGAAGTGTTGCAATAACTTTTTCATTTGAAATAGTACCAAAGTCACCTAATTTTTCAGGTAGTTTCTTTAGTGCTTTTAAAATCAAAGCATACTTGCCCAATGCAAGTTTTTTAAGGACAATCTTTTTATCATTAATCGTAATAGTTTTTGTCTGACCATGTAGGTCAACAACTGGTTGTTTTGCTTGTATATTTTCCATATTTTGTAATTGGCGAGCATTAACCTGCTTCAAATGCAATTACGATTAGGTTGTTGAATCTCCGATTAAACCTAGATAATCTCCATCAGTCCTATCCTCGTCAAGAAGTGCCTCGAAAGTTACTTCTACAACTCTTTCGCCATCGTATGTATATTCAATATTGATTTCACTTGACACTACTGCCTTATACAAAACAACGTCTTCTGATAAGTCGTCAGAATCGTTAGCGATAGGATGAAGCACTAATTCTTTAGCTAATGCTGCCATTGCTGTGCCTGCACTATCTCCAATAGTAATTTTGCTTGCCGCTCCTGTTGCCGCTGGCAATGCGACCGTTACATTGGCTATCGTTGCTTCTGCCAAAGGTACTTTAGCTACCAATTTTTCGCCAATTAGCACCTTTTCTACGACTGTATCGCCGTATTTATCTACAGTTACATCATGATATTCTGGGCTGTAGGTTACAACAACTCCGCCTTTGGTATGACCCAAATCTACATCGTTGAAAGTGGCGCTACAAACACCTAGTTTTACATTTGTTACATCTGCTGCCATGTTATTTTTTCACCTCCCTAAAAGTTTTATCCGCTAATTTTAATAATTCTGCTCTAGTTGTACGAAAGTCTATGTTATTCATTTCGTTACATTTAGGGCATTTAATTTGCAATCTTCCTGCATATATATTTTCTAAAGCAAGTAGATTTCTACATTTAGTACATCTAAACTCTCTATAATACTGCCCATTTACTTTTATCATAATACTGAATCTATTTTAACACAAACTATCTTCTAACCATGCCCCTTATATTTATACTAAATTCATCTCTTTCATTAGAATCTCGCCCGATATGTACTGGCTCTGACATGAGTGTTAGGTAGTAAAAATAGACACCCTCTGCAACCAATTGAATATTAGCTTGTCTATTAACAAGAGCAACAATTTCATCTACTTTAGCTTTACCATCGGTATAATTTTCACTTCTAACAAAGATTTGAAAAGTAGGTACCCCAGTTGGTAAGTAGACGTCAGGCTCAAACCCACCAGTATCATAAACCACAACTATACTGTTTGGTTTATCAGGTAAATAGGCTTTGAATAAATCAGTAGCCAATGTACCAATACCATTATCTTCTAAATATTTTGCTATATCGTCTATTGGTTTACTCATTTTGTTAATCCTACTTGTATTGCATTTTTTATTAAATTATTAAACAACGCAGTATTTCTTGTAAACGGGCTTTCAAGATATTTTCCTTTTCTGCCGTTTTTAAAATGATACTCGGGATGCTCATGTACTTTAACTGCATACGGAGTGTTATAACTAACAGCTACTTCTAACTCTTTCTGAGCTTTATTTCCTGTTGATTGTAAGTGTCCTGTATCAAAAGGTACTTCTATTAAAGATAATCTTAGAAGCTCATCCCCAGCCATTCCAACACCTTTACTAGCACCAGCAATCATTTTAGGTATTGCTTTACTTATTTTGCTATCAAAGTCCATTGTATCCCATTTAATAGTTATATTTGATTTGCTCATATGATTTTCTTAACAGTAATTTTAATAAATACTTCCGTACTCATATCATTTTTAGGTTTCTCTAGTTTAACTATTCGATAACTAACATCATTATAAGAAACCTTATCGCCTAAA